GCCGTCCCTCGCGGCGACCGGCCGCCGCACATGTGGGCGGTGGGGCTCGATTGGGAGTTCGGCGTCGGGCAGGTGCTCTGGCCCGCCATCAAGCGCGTGCTGCCCAACCGCGAGGTCCGGTCGATCCAGTGGTACCGAAAGGGCGAGCCGTCGATCGCGTCCACCGTGATCTTCAAGAACGGCGCGCGGCTCGACTTCAAGAGCGCCGACGCCGGCCGCGAGAAGTTCCAGGGCGCGAGCCTCGATGCCGTCTGGCTCGACGAGGAGATCCCCGCCGACGTCGTCGAGGAGATCCGCATGCGCCTGGTCGATCGGGCCGGCGACATGCTGCTCACGCTCACGCCGGTGCGCCGCGAGCCGTACGTTCGGCGCCTCGAGCAGGAGCAGGGGACGCTCGTCGTCGAGGCCTCGACCATGGACGCGGCTCGCGCGGGGGTGCTCGACCTGAAGGCCGTCGAGGCCATCGCCGAGAACCTGCCCCAGCGGCAGCGCGACGTCCGCATCTTCGGCAAGCACGCGCAGGCCGAGGGGCTCGTCTACCCGGAGTTCAGCCGCGACCGCAACGTGGTCACGCCGCACGACGGGCACCTCGTCACGCGCGAGGGCCTGGTCGTGGCGCCCTGGCCGATCCCGGCGGACTGGCAGCGGTTCGCCGCGATCGACTTCGGCTACAGCAACCCCACCGCGATCGTGGTCCTGGCCGTGAACCCCGCAAGCGAGCGCGCGGTCGTAGAGCGGGTCTACCACTCCGCGTACGTGCGCGGAACGGTGTGGGCCGACTTCATCACGAAGAACCTCCCGCAACTCACGTCGCCGCTCGTCGCGGACCACGACGCCGACGAGCGCGCCGAGTTCGCCGTGCGCGGCATCCCGACCGAGGCGGCGAAGAAGGACGTGATCCCCGGCCTCGAGGCGGTCGAGCGGTGGATCGGGCCCGCCGGCACCGTCCCGAAGCTGTTCCTCGTCATCGAGAGCGAGCCGCCGACCTCGAAGCTCACAGGGCGCTGCGACGCGATGCCGCTGCTCAAGGAACTCGAGGAGTACGCCTACCCGAAGAAGCGGGGCGAGGACGCGCCCGACCGCAGGGACCTGCCCGAGAAGCGCAACGACCACGCGGCCGACGCGCTGCGGTACCTGATCGTGCACCTCGAGTCGTGGTTCGGCAGCGCGCTGACGGGCATGACGGACGAGGAGTTCCTCGGCGCGGAGGCGTTCGAGAAGCGCAGCCCGGTGTGGGGGTAGTCGCGCGACCGGGTATCGTGATGGGGACTTAGACCGTCTATGCCCTTCCCCTTCACCCAGATCCGCCGCACCGCCGCCCGCCTCGCCGAGGCGGTGCTCACCCGTGCGGACCCGACGGCGCGTGCGCGGCTCGAGGCGCAGCGGTTCGGGACGGCGTCGGACGACGACGAACTCGACGGCCGCCGCCTGCACGGCACGAACCAGCTCGAGTTCACCGACGCGCACCGGGACCGCGCGATCACCCTTTCGCGCCGGTTGTTCTACCGCTCCGGACTGCACGGCGGGCTGACGGAGATGTTCGCCGCCATGGTGATCGGCGACGGCGTCGTGATCCGGCACGAGGACGAAAAGGCCAACGAGTTCCTGCATGGCGTGCTCTCGTCGAACGGGTTTCACGACAAGCTGCCCGACTACACCGATCGCTGGTTCGTGGACGGCGAGCTGCCGTGGACGGTCCTCGTGCCCTCGCGCGATCCGGCGTACGACCCGAAGGACGGCGCGAAGCCGGCGTACGCCGGGAACGCGATCGTGCTGGGGCGCGTCGATCCGCTCGACGTGTCGGACGTGAAGGTCGCTCCGCTCGACCGCGACCGCGTCGTCGCGCTGAAGGTGCAGCCGAAGGACGACTCGGCGCTTGCGGCGCGGATGCCCGACGACATCCCGACCGCGCTGGTCGGCAACGCGCCGCGCTTCATCGGGGACGGCATGTTCGCGGCGCTGTGCCTCTGGCGGATCAACCCGCTGGGCGTGCGCGGGGCTCCGCTGCTGCTGCGCTTGCTCGACAAGGCCGACGCCCTCGACGCGGTGGTCACGGGCATCGCACGGCGCCAGGAAGTCGCGGCCGAGTTCGCGTGGATCGGGCACTACGAGCGCAAGGGCGGGACCGACACGAAGGTTGACGAGGCGAACGAGAAGAAGCTCCTCACCTTCCTGCAGGCGCGTCGTGCCGGGAAGTCGATCGTTTGGCCGATGAAGGACGGCAAGAAGGCGCTCGAGGTCGAGGCGACCGCCCCCGACCTCAAGCAGTCCGACGCGCGCGAGGCCTACGAGTGCGTGCTCGACTACGTGCTCGGCTCGGCCTCGGTGCCGCGCATGTGGTTCGGCTCGGGCGGCGACACCAACCGCGCGACCGCCGTCGAGCAGGGCTCGCCGATCCACCGGCGGCTCAAGAAGCTCTCAACGCAGTTCCGTCAGAACGTGCGTGCCCTGTGCGCCTACATCGTCTACCTCGGTCAACTCTCGAAGGACGTGCCGCAGACGGTGGATCCGGACGACGTCGAGGTCACGACGAACGACGTCGCGACGCGCGACAGCGTGCGGGACGTGCAGGAGGTGTCCGAGGCGTCGCTGGCGACGCGAGACCTCGAGGAGGCGCGCGCGATCACGGGCGACGAGCGGCGGAAGATCCTGCGCAAGCTGGCGATGGGCAAGCCGTTCGGCGACGTGCTCGAGGACGAGGCTCTGCCCGAGGCCTGGATGCCCGTCGATGGTGCCGCTGGCGCGGCGGCAGGCGCGCCTGGCGCTCCCGCGGTCGATGCCGACCCGGCCACCGGGAAGGGCATGCCGACGGGCGGCGGCGCCACCGCGCCGCTCGACCCTGCTGCCGCCGGCGCCGGGACCACCGTCGCCGACACCGCGCTCAACGGCGCGCAGATCCAGGCCGCGGCCGCGCTCGTCCAGGCGGTCGCCGACGGGGCGCTGCCGGAGGAATCGGCGATCGGGCTGCTCATGGCCGCGTTCCCGACGTGGACGCGAGAGCGGGCCCTCGCCATCGTCCGGCCGGCCGCGCAGTTCGAGCCGGAGCCCGCGGCGGCGCCGATCGTGCCTGGACCTGGCTCTCAGCCGCCCGCGCCCCCGGCGGCCGACGGGAACGGCGCCGGCGAGGCGCCGAAGCCCGCCGACAAGCCCGAGGACGACCCCAGCAAGGCGCCCCCGCCGCCCGGGAAGTGACCCGTGGCCGGCGTGAACCGCCTTGACGAGGTCAGCGACGACGCGGCTCGGGCGCTCCTGGCCGAGCTGCGCGCGACCCGGGAACGGCTCGACGTCGAGCTGCGCCGCCGCGCGCTGACCGACTACGGGCGGTCCACGATCCTCGCGCGACGGGCCGCGGTGGAGCGCGAGGTGGACCGGATGACGGCCGAGATGGCGCGGCGCATGGGCGAGGTCGTCCGCGTCGGCGCGGAGGCCTCCGCTCGGGACGTCTCCGACGTCGGCGGGGTGCGCATCAACGTGGACGCGGCTGTCGTGGCGTTCGCGCAGGAGACCGCCGCCGACGAGGTGCGCAACGTCGGCGACGACGTTCGGCGTGGCGTGCGGCGCGCCGTCGTTCGGGCGCTCTCCGGTGGGCTCAACCGCGAGGGGCTCGACCTGGAGATCGAGCGCGCTCTCGGCTCGGAGAACACCCGCGGCCGCGTCGAGCGCATCGCCCGCACCGAGGCGTCTCGCGCCTACGGCCAGCAGGGCGTGGCCGCGAACAAGCAGCTGCTCGCCCGCGGCTCGGACGTGATCCAGCGCTGGGTCGCTACAGTGGACGCCCGCTCGCGCCCGGAGCACGTCGCCATCAACGGCCAGGAGCGCGAGCTCGACCAGCCGTTCCACCTCGGCGGGGGGGCGACCGCGGCGACGGGGCCCGACGACGGCGTGGGCACGCCGTGCAACGCGCCGCTCGACCCGTCGCTGCCGCCGGAGCTGGGGATCCAGTGCCGGTGCCGACGCGTGCTCGTGCCCCGCGAGGAGGCTCGGCAGCCGTACATCCGCAAGGCCGACGCGCCTCAGGACGGCGACGTCGTGCGGATCCCGAAGGCAGCGCAGCCGGCGACGGGCGCGAAGGCCGACGCGGCGCCGAACGGGGGCCCGAGCGATCGCGAGCTCGTGCGGGTCTCCGAAGCCATCCGCGACGCTCGCCGCGCGATCATCGTTTCGCGCCGGGCGGGGGAGGGCGTGCAGCGGGGATAATCATAGGCGTTAGACGGAGCCCCTTAGCGTGCACCTCGCCGGACGCCTATTGGAGTCGATCAACGGGACCCGCGCCTTCCGCGCGGTCCTGATCGCTCCCGGGCGTTCCAAGAACGGGATCTTCTACGCGCCCGAAATGCTGCGCGAGGCGGTCGCGGCGGGGCTGTTCGAGGGCCGCCCGGTCCACGTCTTCACGAAGGTGGACGCCGACGGCCGGCCGCTCAAGCAGACGCACGTGAAGGGCGCCGCGGTCGGTCGCACCACCCTGAACGTGGTCGGCGTGATCCGCGAGACCCGGTACGTCGAGGGCCAGGGCGTGGTGGGGGACGTGACGTTCCTCGCCGGCGACCCGGACGCCGACGCCGTGGTCGAGAAGCTCTCGCGCCTCGAGGAGGCCAAGGGGCTCGACGCCGTCGGCCTCTCGATCGACGCAGGTGGCGACGTTGACCCGCGCAGCGGGTGGGGTCGCCTTCGTTCCGTCACGTCCGTAGACGTCGTCACCGACCCGGCGGCCGGTGGGCGC